TGTAAATGATTTAGTTAGACTAAGCCTAGTAATAATCGCAACCAATGCGTTACTACCCCGGCGCCTAACCAAATCATATAAAGCAGGTTTTTCATGTCTTGCAACATAAGTTAACCTGATAACTCTTGGAACCACATTTATACTCAGTGAACTTAGAGTTAAAGCAGTTGAGGTTCATCCCTGCTACCCTCATGCCGTTAAGAGGTTTACATCAGAACACTTGATGCTAGTGTTGTAACCCAAACTATGCGTTGACATTTGTCATCAGGATTAGTCCTTTCCGTCTTATAAGTGAGGTTATAATTTCTTAGCCAGTTCTCTATGTCACAGTTATTATGTCTGCAATTCACTTACGAGTGTGGTGCCTGGCCGTAACGCATTTATCCACTTTGTATCTAACTCTCATTTCATACTAGAGTTAGTTTATTCAAAAATCTCTTACGACTTGCACGCTAAAGTCTACTTCATCACAAGGATAGATTAGACAGAGATTTTATAATTTAACATAATGTAACCAAATTTAGCATAAAGCATAGTCAAGGATTACACAATTAAACAACAACAATGTTATATATTTATATACAACATGTTTGATGTGATGCTTAGTTCAGCGTAAAACTGCTGTATACTAGTTGCATCACACACACACAAACTTTTCTATCAAAACATTTGTAATGCGTTGTATAGAAACTGCTTTTGATTGTGCTATTTGCAGACGGGGTGTTTTGAATGCGTTGTATAGCAGGGGTCTTTGATTGTGCTGGTTAACACACTCACAAACCCGGTAAAAAATTTTTTTTAACATTTTTAATTTTTAAAGGAAAGTTTTTATATCTTTGCCCCGTAACAATATCATCCCTCGGTAACCAAAAAAGGGAAAAGACATCGGATTGGTAACTCTAAATAAGAGTGAGATTTTCTCCGGTAGTTACAAAAGAGTTAAAGTATAAATTCTAGCTAGGGTACATTTCACATAGTAATAAGTGCGATGAATTAACATCAGTCTTAGTATCCTTGGGTCCATTGGAGCACTGTTAGAACGAAATCAAACTTGAAATAAAAAAATCAGAGGGGGAGAACTATATTCAAATTACAATGACTAAATATATGTGTACGTGTGGAAATTCAAAAGAGCTTACTTCAGTAACTATAAAGGTTATTGATGGTGAGGTGCGCACAGCTGAATCTAAATGTGATTGTGGGAAATACATGAAACAAGAGGATACCAGCTTTAAAGGATTCCCTAGCTTAATACGTACAGAACCTACCTTAACTAAAAAATAGTTTTAGAAACATTTGGTATTGTAAAAGAATAATTTATATATTTGCATAAAAATATATAGACTATGAAATTTAAACCAAGTGGAAGTTGGATAGTATTACCAAACCCAGTAATTACAGAGACAGAATCAGGTATTATCCTAGATGACGCTACTGCATTACACAATTCAAAAAAATCAAACGTATTAGAAGCACTAGCTGTTGGCCCACATTGTAGTTTTGTGGAGAAAGGAGATATTGTAATGGTAGATCCTAGAGCAGAAGCTGCAATAGTAGAGATTGATTTTAAGTTATACTTAACTATATCAGAACATCAAGTACTAGGTAAATGGTAAAAGGAACTGTCACTATAACTTTAAGTGATTACCACGCATTCTTAGATCAAGCGATATTATTAAAAGATAAAGAAGCTGACGTACTTATGACTATAAAAGAACTACAAGTTTTCTTATCTTTTATGGTGAGTCGTTCTGAGATAGAACCTTATGTAGAAGAATTCAACAAACAATCTAAAACATCTATTATTCAATTAAATAACGGGATAGCTAAAATAACTAATAAATGATAAGTTACATAACACACCTTAAAAAGACTAAGATGCATCATTCAAATAGATGGATCGTCAAATACAATGAGGAGAAGTTAATTACAGAAGTAAAATTAATATACGCCCCTGATGAATATAGGAAGTTTAAAAACTCTAAACCTTTAAGCACACAAGAGGGGCTAATTAAAATATTAGAAAATGATAAAAAACAAAGACAGTAAAAAGAAAAAAATAACTGTTAATATAGATACTACTTATAAGTATGTGCAGTTATGGAATGGGATCTTTAATTTAACAGAAAAAGGGTTACAGATTTTAGCTGCATTTATAGATGTTCAAGCTATTAACAAAGAACCTAATTTCTGTAGTGTAAAAAATAAAAAAGAAGTAGCAAAAGTAGTAGGAGTAAAAGACTATAATACTTTAAATAACTATGTAAAGAGGTTTAAAGATAAAGGAGTACTAACTAAAAACAATAGTGTGTATTCTTTAAATAATTTTTTAAATCCGGACACAACTTCTGTAGAAGTAAAAATAAATAAATTATAATGGATGTATTTGATGAGATAGTACCCTCTTATTTTGAAATAGGAGACATGGAAATAGTAGTACTACAAGATTCACAAGGAAATCTTTTAACTGTTAAAATAAACCTCTATGAATAATCCAGAAGAACCAAAAAGCCCTACTATGTTTAATATGATAAGCTCTTTTGCAAGAGATTTAAAAACATATATAGCTAGTGGAGCCCCAAACGTAACAACAGAAGACTATGTAGGTAGATTAGAAGCATGCAATACTTGTGAGCACTTAGTAAAGCCTCAAATGAGGTGTGGATTATGCGGGTGTATGCTAGAACACAAAGCTAAATGGAAAACAACTACATGTCCAGATAAACCTACACGATGGAAAAAACAAATAATAAATGGCCTGGAGCAAGAAAGCAATAATACAGATATTAGCGACAAAGCATAATTTACCTTTGCAAAAAGTAGAGGAGATTATAAATCATCAGTTTAAATTTGTAGAGAAGGTAATGAAAAAAGGAAAGTTTGAGATGGTTCGTTTACCATACTTTGGAAAGTTCTCAGTAAATCCTAGAAGAGTTGAACATATAAATAAATTGAAAGATGAGTCTGAGAGATGATTTAATACATATAATTGATAATAAAGCTACCCCTAGTGCGTACGCTTTAACTATACTAGAGTTTAAAAGTTTAAAAGTAAATGAGCTAGCTTTTGTATACTTTATGATGGATCATAAGTCACCTTTTTCTGTATATGAGTGGGAACAGCGTGTAATTGAAGTAAAAAATAGTATATTTGGGGAAAATAATAACTTTGAGCCTTCCCCTAAAGTATTAGCAGCTTGTGAGAAGTATGATAAATTAATAGAGACTTCAGCTGTTAGACTGTTAAGAGCAGCAAGAGAGTCCATAATAAAATTAGAAAAATACTTTAGAGATATAGACTTAACTACTGCAGATGACAATGGAAGACCAATTTTTCATGCAAAAGATTTAATTAATAACTTAGAGAAGATGGGGAAAGTTGTAGATGGATTAACAAGACTAGAAGAAATAGTTAAAAAAGAAGCTCAGGCGTCTAATACAAATAGAGGGGGTATTGAAGTAAATAAATATAGTGTGTAATGGATTTTTTAGAAGATATAGCGCTTTATAACGAAGCAATGGAAAATGCTTACATGATAATAACTAAAAAGAAGACTATAGATGATATTTACTATGAGTTATACGACGGAGAGCTTGAAAGTTTCCCTTTACCCTTTGATCCTATGAATGATAATGGCAGAAGTCCTTCTATAATAGATATTGTTATTGAGCATTTTACACATACTGAGGAGTATGAAAAATGTACAGAGTTAGTTAAAATAAAAGAGAAATGCTTAAAGACACAGATAGAATCAGACCAGCCGCCGTTAACTTTATAACAAATGGTCATTATACCTCTGCCCTACCAGGGACAAGAGAATATTATGATTATTGGGATGAAGAAAAAAAGAGGTGTATGTATGGGTATAGTATAGATGAGTTAGATATTACTGGTTTTCATTATTTTTACTTAAATTATTGTCCTATTGATAGGGCTGTAGATGAATTAATGCCAGATGGTACCCTCCAAGCTAGACGTGAGCGTACATTCCCTAGATTTTATGATGGTGACTTTGAATATTTTCATGAAATAGATAAAGCTAGATCTGTAAATAAGCATATGATTGTATTAAAAGCAAGGAGAAAGGGATATTCTTATAAAGCCGGATCTATGCTTGCTAGAAATTACTTTTTTGTCAGGAATAGTAAAAACTTTGTATTTGCCTCTTCTAAAGAGTTCTTAATTGGTGATGGACTACTCTCAAAAGCTTGGGAGTTTTTATCTTTTATAGATGATCATACAGCATGGTCTCAACCTCGGTTAAGGGACAGAGAGATGCATAAAATGTCTGGGTATAAGAAAAAAGTAAACGGATTAGAGATAGAAATGGGGATGAAGTCCCAAATCATTGGTGTATCACTAAAAGATAATCCAGATAAGGTAAGGGGTAAGGCAGGGGAGTTAGTATTCTTTGAAGAAGCAGGTTCTTTCCCAGGATTATTAAAAGCATGGGAGGTAACAATGCCTACAATGAGGCAAGGCGCTAAAACATTAGGTATGATGGTAGCATTTGGTACTGGTGGTACAGAAGGATCAGACTTTGAGGCTATGGAAGAAATATTTTATAACCCAGCAGCATATGATTGTATGGATTATGAAAATATATGGGATGAAGGAGCTATGGGTACAAGATGTGGATATTTTATTCCAATACAAAAGAATTTAGATGGATTTATAGATGATCAAGGTAATTCTTTACAACAGATAGCTGTAGAGTATGAAGAAGAAATGAGGGAGAAGAAAAAAGGGGCTGCAGATGCAAAATCATTAGACCAATATATAGCTGAGCACCCCTTTTCACCTCAAGAAGCTACATTACAAGTAACAGCTAACTTATTTGACATTGCATCACTGCAAGAACAATATAATAATGTTAAAGCAAGAAATCTCCAAGCAATAGGTACAATAGGGAGACTATATCACAATGAAAAAGGAGAAGTAAAGTTTAAAGTTGATGGAGATTTAAAAGCAATTACTAAATATCCTCATAGAAAGGATGATGATAAAACAGGAGCTATAGTTGTGTATGAAGCCCCATATAAAAACCAAGAGCAGCAAGTTCCTATGAATTTATATGTAATATGTCATGATCCCTATGGTCAAAATCAATCTGCAGACTCTATGTCTTTAGGATCAGCGTACGTATTAAAGCGTCCTAACAACTTATCTCAACCAGATGATATAATTGTAGCATCATATGTAGGAAGACCTCATACACAAGACGATTATAACAGAAATTTGTTTATGTTAGCAGACTATTATGGATGTAAGATTGGATTTGAGAATGATCGAGGAGAAGTAATAGCTTATGCAAAAAGATTTAGAAAAATGCATAAACTACAAGAAGAATTTGAGATGCTAGATAAAAAAGAACTAAGAAGTAAGACTGTAAAGCGTCAATATGGGATGCATATGACTGAAGGGAGAAAAAGACAAGGTGAGATATATATAAGGGATTGGTTAAATACAGTTAGGAGTAAAGATGAAAATGGAAAAGAGTTATTAAATTTACATAAAATTTATGATCCTGCTTTGCTTACAGAATTAATAAAGTTCAATCATCAAGGAAATTTTGACCGCGTTATGTCCTTTATGATTGGTATGTACCACACAAGAGAGTTATATAACGCAGAAGTAAAAGATATAATAGAAGATAGAGCAACAGATAAATGGTTTCAACAAAATTATTATTAATATGAATGAAAACAAAAAAAAACCTTATAGCCCTCTACCAGAATACTTAACAATAGGTCCGTCAAACATACATGGAGCAGGGATCCTAGCAAAAGAAGATATTCCGGGAGAGGTAGTTATAGGTATTACACATATATATGATCCAAATTTTCAGCACGATTGGATAAGAACTCCATTAGGGGGTTTTATTAATCATTCTGATTCTCCTAACTGTATGCTAATAGAAGAAGACGATGATTACCATTATAAAAAATTAAAAACACTTCGTAAGATAGAAACAGGTGAAGAACTGTGTTTAAAATATAGTTTATATGCGCTCTGTGACTATCTATAGTGGTATATTTATAAATACAAGGGTAATATTTACCCTACAATAAAAAACAAAGGTAAATTTGATTAAATTTGTAGCTTATGGGATACGATAAAATACCGAGACAAAAGCTCTCGATTAATAAGAAGAATAAACAGTGGGGAGAACAATGTGTAGAAGCATTTATAGATCTTTCTAATTCAGGTGCAACTCATTCGAATCAAAAGAATGATCTCAAAATATTATATGATTACTATAACGGTGTAATTGATGAGGGTGATTATAATTACGTACTAAAACCTTACGGTAAAAGCCGTAAGAATTTCCCTTCCGAAATGCGTAATTACCCCATTATCAAACCCATAATTGATCTTCTTCTAGGGGAAAAATCTAAAAGACCTCTCAATTATACTGTTACAGTACAAAATTCTGACGCTATCTCTAGAAAAGAGGAAGAAAAAGTTGCAGCAATAGCTGACAACTTACAAAAAAGGTTTATGCAGGCTGTTCAACAAAAGGGTGTTGACATGGGAGTAGATCCAGAACAAGAAATACCTTTACCTGAGCATATTTCAGATATGTTTGAGAGTAACTATGTAGATACTAGAGCAGAATTAGGTCAAAAAACTTTAAACTATGTATTTCAAGAACAAGAGGTATACGATAAAATACAAAAAGCTTGGTTTCACTATCTAGTAACAGGTGAAGCATACACACAAAGAGGAGTAAGAAATGGAGAACCGTATTACGCAATATTAAATCCATTAGACGTAGACTATGATTTAGATCCAGATTTAGAATTTGTAGAAGATGGAGATTGGGCATTAGTTAGAAAGTACGTACATGCATCTACAGTTATTGATGCATACTATGATAGTTTATCAGAACAGCAAGTATTAGAGCTTGAAGAACCAAGACATTCAGAAGGAGATATTTCTTTTTTACATGCTAATTCATCTAATACAGATGCTAACGCTTTTAGAAATAGATTAATTGAAGTTGTAAATGTTTATTGGAAATCTAGAAAAAGAATTGGATTTTTAACTTATATGGATCCAGAAACACAATCTATAGAAGAAGTAGAAGTAGAAGACGGATTTAAAATGCCCCCAGAGTTAAAAGAGCAAGGTGCTAAATTAGAATGGAAGTGGGTTAATGAAGTTTGGGAGGGCACACGTGTAGATGGGAGATTTTATTTAAATATAAATCCTATTTTAAATCAAAGAATGTCTCTTGATAATCCTTCAAAATGTAAATTACCTATTAATGGGAGAAGATATTCAGATACAAACTCTACAAATATATCTCTAGTTAAACTAGGAATACCTTACCAATTAAATTATAATATATATAAATATAGATTAGAATTAGCTATTGCTAGGAGTAAAGAT